GTTCTTGCAAATGTTGCAATAACTCCTTCACCGTCTGAAAAAGGACTGGTTTCACTTGATTCAACGACAGAACCAACAATTTTGTACCAATCAGCTTCATCATTAACACTTGCAATAGTAAATAATATGTATTGCGATTGATCTGTTCTATTAGATATTCTAACATGACCTTTTATTGAAGATGTTGAATCGTCTATCGTAGTTAAATAATTTTCTATATCTGTACCAGTACCATCAACTTGATCTACATGTATTGATGTAGAAGAATCCTGAGTAGAATTGTTTAATGCTAATTTTCCTGTTCCAGGATCTTCTGAATTAGTAACGGTTGAAAATGTAAATTTAAATGTTACACCACCAAAATTACCTTCAGGTCCTTGTGGACCTAATGCACCAACATTTCCAGATTCACCTTGTGGACCTTGTCTACCTTGGTTACCTTGTGGGCCTAATGGACCATCTGAACCTTGTGGACCTTGACGACCTTGATTTCCTTGGTTACCTTGGTTACCTTGATTTCCCTGATTACCTTGGTTACCTTGAGGTCCTGTATCACCTTGGCTACCTTGGGGTCCAAGTGGTCCTTGATTTCCTTGTGGACCTTGTCTGCCCTGATTTCCTTGATTACCTTGATTTCCCTGAGGTCCAAGCGGTCCTATTGGTCCTTGCGGTCCTATATCACCTTGGTTTCCTTGATTACCTTGTGCTCCAGTATCACCTTGTGGTCCAATATCACCTTGTGGTCCATTCGGTCCTTGACGACCTTGATAACCTTGTGGGCCTGTTGGTCCATGTGGACCTTGATTTCCTTGTGGGCCAGTATTACCTTGACGTCCCTGCGGACCTTGTCTTCCTTGATTTCCCTGGTTACCCTGTGGACCTGTATCACCTTGGTCACCTTGTGGTCCTACTGGACCTTGATTACCTTGGTTACCCTGATTACCTTGATTGCCTTGATTACCTTGTGGACCTGTTTGACCTTGCGGTCCTTGTCTTCCCTGATTACCTTGGTTACCTTGATTTCCTTGTGGACCAAAATCACCTTGACGTCCTTGTGGACCTTGACGGCCTTGATTACCCTGGTTACCTTGATTACCCTGTGGACCAAAATCACCTTGTGGTCCTATATCACCTTGATTTCCTTGATTACCTTGGTTGCCCTGGTTACCTTGTGGACCTGTATCACCTTGACGACCTTGATTACCTTGGTTACCCTGATTACCTTGTGGTCCTTGTGGACCTTGTCTTCCTTGATTACCTTGGTTACCCTGTGGGCCAAAATCGCCTTGACGTCCTTGTGGACCTTGGTTACCCTGATTACCTTGATTACCTTGGTTGCCCTGCGGTCCAGTATCACCTTGGTTACCCTGCGGCCCTGTTGGTCCTTGACGACCTTGGTTACCTTGATTACCCTGATTACCTTGATTTCCTTGAGGTCCGAGTGGTCCTTGTGGACCTTGTGCTCCAGTGTCGCCTTTATCACCTGTTCTGGCAAATGTAACAAGTATTTCTTCTGAGTTTTCAAATGGAGATGTTTCAGAAGAGTCAACAATTGAAATAACAATTGTATGCCAGCCAGCATTATCGGTTTGACTAGATATAGTACCTAATAAAAATTGAGAAGAGTCTAATTTGTTTGTTATTCTTACGTGACCCTTTAACGTAGAAGTTGAATCGTCAATTGTAACTAAATAATTTGATATATCTGTACCGTTAACGTCTTCTTCATCTAAATAGATGTTTGTAGAAATGTTTTGTCCAGTCTGATTTAGTCTTAATTTCCCTGTCCCTGGATCTGCGGAAGTTGTGGTCGTATCAAACACATATTCAAAAGTTGCACCACCAAAATTACCTTCAGGACCTTGATTTCCTTGATTACCTTGGTTACCTTGTGGTCCAAGCGGTCCCTGATTACCTTGTGGTCCTTGGGGTCCTTGATTACCTTGGTTACCTTGGTTACCTTGATTACCTTGGTTTCCTTGATTGCCCTGATTACCCTGAGGTCCAAGTGGTCCTTGTCTTCCTTGGTTTCCTTGATTGCCTTGTGGTCCTTGTGGACCTAATGGTCCTTGATTACCCTGATTACCCTGGTTACCTTGATTACCTTGCGGCCCTTGTGGACCTAAAGGACCTTGCCGACCTTGGTTACCTTGATTACCTTGGTTACCTTGTGGTCCTTGATTACCCTGGTTACCTTGTGGTCCTAATGGACCCTGTGGACCTTGTCTTCCTTGATTGCCTTGGTTACCTTGATTACCCTGATTTCCTTGGTTACCTTGTGTACCTTGCGGTCCTTGATTACCTTGGTTACCCTGATTACCTTGGTTACCTTGATTTCCTTGATTACCTTGCGGTCCCTGTGGGCCTTGTCTGCCCTGATTTCCTTGGTTACCCTGATTACCTTGGTTACCTTGAGGTCCTTGATTACCTTGATTTCCTTGGTTACCTTGGTTGCCTTGTGGACCCTGAGGTCCTGTTGGAATATTAGTTAATCCTGATGCATCGCCTTTAAAAAATGAAGCTGATACCGCTCCTGAAACGTCTATAGAACCTGAAGTATGTGCATCTGTTGTAACAATTTGCTGTACGCTTTCAACACTTCCACTTCTTTCAAAAAATATTTTTCCATCATACGTATTAATCGCCAGCTCACCTAAAGATAGACTCCCTGTATCAGGGGCTTTACCTTGTACAGCCGAACGTTTAAGTTTTATAGTATGATCTTTTGCCATTATATAACGGCCTCCTTATACAAATATATATTTGTTTAATGCTTTATTGTGTTACTTTACTACGACATAAAGTCGTTTCATTGAACCAAAAAACTCTTTAAATGATTTATTAACAAATTCAAGATGTCTCTGACCTTGAGTGAATTCTTGTTTTTGAACTTGTCTATTTAGCGCGTTCAATTCTTTTCCTAATTCAGCGGCTTGTTTAATCAATTGTTGAGCTTTTTTCTTTTGAGATCTGTCCATTAGAATGTACCTCCATCTATTATAAATACTCCTTGTACATCCAAAGACCCAGTAATTTTTACACTACCTGTCAGTTGCGTATCTTCTAAAAGTTGATTACCGATTTTTGATGTACCAGTTACAGTTAAGTTACCTATTGTAGCACTTTGACTTAATTGACCTTGCCATGAACCACTAATTCCTGCAGCAGTAAATGGAGCAGATCCACTAATTTTTGCTTCTGTTAAATTTCGTATAAAATTTGCATTTGGTCCTAAAGAACCTGAAATGTCTTCTTGTGTATATGATGCGGCTAATCCAGTTAATCCAGAACCATCACCTTTAAAATATGACGCAGTAACTGCACCAGAAACGTCTAATCCTGTTTGTGCTGTTGTACCAACATATTGATAAACGGTCATATAGACATATTGTGAATCTGATGGATCTACAGTAGAACTATTAAATTGTAATACTCCTGTCTTATAATCAAATACATAATCATTTGTTGATACAATTGCTGAACCATCTAAAGATCCTGAATCTGTTGATGTAGATTTATAGACAATTGCCAAATATCCAGGTGTTGCATCTTCTGTGGTTGAATTTGATAAGCTAGGCAATGAATATTTTGGTGATATAAAATTAGTTTGTTGATCTGAATCAATTAACTGAGCACCAATACCTGAATCGCTTCCAGCAGGATTCAAAAAGAACCATGCTTCATTGTTTAAATTAGACTTAGTAAGTTTATGTCTGTACCAATATTTTGTAATTGGCATTCCAGATACATTATGTGTAGAATTATTTTGACTACTTCCACTATGCGGTAAACTGCTTGATGGAATTAAATGTGCTTGTGTATAAACTTCTGACGCACCTAAATCCAGTACCTCTGTAAATGCTTCTTGCGAATCATTCAGAACGTCATGTGTATATCGTCTCGATGCGAGTAGTCTACTAGACTTTTTTTCTTTATCTAATGATGCCATTTATTGTCTCTAACTATAGCTTAAATTTATTGAACGAACAGGTTGAGGATCGCTTTTATATCTAACTATTACATATAATTCTTGGTCTGTATTATCTATAAACATTCCATCTGAGTTTCTCATCGGTACAGTATATGTTGTTGATGAAATGTTTCCTCCAGTATTTCCATATAAATCAATATTACTAGTAAATGGGTTTTTATGATAATCTGTAGCAATACCAGATTCAATTAAATTGCTTGTAGTTGCTGAAGGATCGTACAATCTACAAGTTGATATGCTTGTATTGCCACCTGCACTTGTACCACTTTTTAAAATTAACGCTACTGCAATACCATCGCTAGTACTATCCCAATTTACTAATGTTTTACCAACGTTAACTGTCATACTTGTTTTTGTTCCTGATGATGCTTGAAATCTTCTAATATAATATTTGTATGTACCTGATCCAAAATTTGCTGGGAACCAATATCCATAACTTCCACCTGGATCGACTAAATATGAAGGTTTAACTTGTAAATCATAATCGCCTAATACTGCATCACCATTATCATTTGTTTGAAATGAATCTGTTGTAAAATATGCGCCTGTAAATGTAGTTACATTATCTGCTAGTACTATTCTAAAGTCTTCTCCATCAAAAGCTTCAGTAGTACTAGTTATAAGCGTTGGATCATATCCCTGTGGTCTACTATAAATAGCCATGCTTCCACTATCTGCGTGTTGCCCATATAAAGCTGCATCATAAAATTTAAAATTAACGGTGTCATCATCTATTCTTGAACCTTTCCAATTAAATCCCTTTGCTCTAAACTTTAGATTGTAATTTTTATCATCTTGACTACTTCTTAATTGAACTACATTGTCACTATTACTGCTAAGTGTAAAACTGTATGAAGAGCTTGCTACAGCTATATCTGTTATTTCAGGAGCTTGACCAGAAGTTCTTTTTGTTGTAAATGTTTTATCGATTACATAATTTGTTAATCCTGTTGAACTAACTCCTGTATTTGAAACCGTTGTTGTAGTATTATTAAGGGTTGATGATCCTATATTTCCCCATTGATTGTTAGTCATTACATTAGATAACACATCTGAGTTATACCCAAAACCCGGGTCAAACGATTTACTTACTTGCGAATTAAATGTATATGAATATGTTGATGTTAAAATATATGGTGCACCACTTAAGCTTCGTGATGTTGCTGAAAACGCCGTTCTTGTTCCAACTCCTGTTACTACAACATTAGGAGCTCCAGTTGTAATATCTGTTGGTAAACCTCCAGTATAAATATAAAATCTAGTTGTAGAATCACTAGCGTTTTTAAATGTATATGTTGCTTGACTGCCAGTTGCTATTCCTGCTTTTACTCCATGATAAGCATAATATCCTGATGCTGATACACTTGTTGCTGATGTAGCTCCACCTGAGTATTTTCTTCCACTTATAGCGCCAGCAACATTTGTAAAATCTCCATCTTGATATGCAGAAGGTATTACAGCTGGCTGTGCAGTATTTATTTTAGCAAGTATTAGTCCATCACCTGAAGTTCCAAATGCTGATGTTGTATAATCAGTCTTTGATGAGGTAGTAAATGTAGAACTTTGATCAGGTGTTGAATCGGCATAATTATCACTAAACGATTGTGTTGCAATAACTCTTACTTTAAATTGAGTTGGACCTCCACTTGTAAGACTACCTAATCCAAAATAATTAGCGTTGCTACTAGCAATAGTTGAACCGCCTGCATTTGCAGATATAGTATGGCTGAATGTTCCAAATGTGGCTTGAGTTGTTATTGTACTAGGTATTCTTGTTGCGTATGTTCCATGAAATGGATTTGTACCAACATCATTATTAGTTGTACCCCTATCACTAGATTGCACCCATCCTTTAAGCTCTAAATAATCTAAAACTTCTTTATACGAGCCTGTTTGAGTAATATCAATGTAACCTGATCCTGTCCAACTATTACTTAATCTGGCATTTTCATAAGTTGAACCTAAGACTCCATTAAATAATGAACTTTTAGATGTTTCACTTCCATCAGAATATGAAGGGGTTATAGATGAAAATGTTTTTGTATTTGGTGAAGCATCGGCTACATCAAGAGAATGGCTCATTACACCAGCCATAAACCTTAATATTTCGCTTATATGAGTAGTATTATCAAAATTATTGAAATAACTGCCTTCTAAATTAGACTTCCATTGATTTGACGTAGGATATCCATTTTGAATATTACTAGCATATATTGATGTTGAAGATGTTGCACCGCTATTTATTCTAATTGAACCAGTAAATTGATGTACGTCATCAACGGTATCACCAAAAACATGCGATCCACTTAAAAAGCTTTCTGTAACATAAGTAACAGATGAACTAACTATATATTGTTGCGCAGTTACATTTCCAGTTACTGCTAAGCTTCCTGTTATTTCTAAACTGTTTGTTGTATTAAATGAAGAACCCGTTTGTACAAATACTCCGCCTGGATCTGATTCTAAAGTTGATATTCTTGTTGAAAAGCTAGCACTATCAGCAGCATTTGCTCCAGAAATTTGTGCAGCTGTATTTTGTAATGGAGCATTGACAGTTACTTTTGTACCGTCATTTGTCGTTGTAAGTCCAGCTCCAGTAAATGTTATACTTGTTGCAGCAGATGTTAATACAGTACCATTATCTTTAATTTGTAAATCAGAACCGCCACCTCCAGTTCCTCCACCTCCTGCACCGCCTGTTGTTGTAACAACTCTTATAGATTTTGCACCGTCAGAATCAATATCAGTTACAGGTAATATGTTAACGTCAGTTTCATTTGTAACGACTAATTGTTTAGGTGTTATAAATTTTTCAGTATTAGTAGGATTAAACGACTCAGGTAATAGGTAGCCTCTTAATGTAACAGAAAAGTTAGTTTTAATATTTCTTCTTTGGCCTTCATATTCACTTGCATCTTCAAAACTATCAATTGTTGTTCTAAATCTAAATTTTCCAGGTTCTCCCCAATATGAACCTTCAGCCCAATTAATTTTTTCTACTATTTGATTCATCTGATCCGTAAAACTTGTCCAAATTATAAAATCATAATTTAAGACCATGTAATCAGGAACTGATACTGCATACATTTCTTTTTTAGGTGAAATACCTTTTGTTGCAGTTAATTTATCATATCTGTTTTCACGTGTATATTGTGACTGATATGTTTGATAAAGTTTAGGTTGTTGAGGATCTAATTTATCAACCGGTATAGTCTCATCTTTTTGCATTGACGTACGTCTAAATGCGATTGCAGGAACTATTAATTTTCTTTTCTTATCACGCAAAGAACCCATTCTTTGTATTGCGGCCCATCTTTCAGGGTTTGCATACATAATTGGAACTTTTACTCGTTCTCCGGCTTCATTTATATCAGGTTTAATAACATTATCAAAATAATAAAATATTGCAGAATCTATATCTTGTAGTCCAACAGATACATTTTTGACCCTATCGTTTTCTCTAGATAGTTCTCTGCCTCTATTTCGTTTTTGTGCTAACGGTTTACGATCTTCTGGTAACTCTTTTGCCATAATACCTTATTAAGACCTCACTCTTTCAATGTTTAGTCTAGAGATTTCTGTGATATGCGCTGTACATACAACTGAATGATTTTGATTTTGTTGTCCACCAATTAATTGGTTTTCATTTATTTCATTTACTTCCCAATGAGCATAATTCCATTTTATTAAGTCACCTAAATCAGGTACATAATTTGCTTCTAATAAAGACGAACGTAAAAATGAAAATGATGCATTATAATTTACATCTGGGCCAAATTCGTTTATATCATAATCAAAGTCATCAGCTTCAATTATACAGTTCAATTTGACACCTTTTTGATAAGTTCTTCCTGATGAAGACTCGCCATAAAGGTTTTGCTTAGTTTCATATACAGAAACTTTAAACGCAATTACTTCTTGATCGATGACTCCTTTTTTATTTTTTATAGGATCACCAACCAGTTCTTTGTTTATTGTATCAAAAAATTCTAAGTCTCTTGATCGTATAAATCTTCCAGCCATTAGTCTATCCTATGTAAATATTAAGAGGAACTTTATTAAGTTTTTCCTGTAGTCGTGTACTTTCTTCACTATCAGCTTCCATTAATACTTTTCTACTTGTCTGTTCAAGGGTTTCTCTTAGTTCAGCTATAAGAGCTTCCTTTTCAGTTGTTGCTTCTGACCTTAATGTATCACCGTCCAATGTTACTTCGGCATTTGGAATAGGTACAGTTCCGAATTTACTTCTAATAGTTCCTAATAATTCTTTACATAGAGCTAGCCCATATTTTCGAATCCATTGTTTTCCAACATCATTAATGAATTGGTATTTCATATTATCATAAGGAACATTTGAATAATCAGATATTACATTTGCAGGTTCACCGCTACTAGTAACTAATGTATTGCTTCTTTCCTCTGTTAATATGTAATCAAACCATAATTTTGTATTCTTTTCAGGTATTGGAAATATTCTTATTTTATTATTTATAAGAGTAAATGAATAGGATGATTTTCTGAATTGATCATTAAATTCTATTGCTTGCATTCTTAATAAATCTTCAAATACAGGCATAAGAACGAAAGAAACCGCAGGTGAATATTGACCAAAGCCAAACCCTTCAACAAAGTTTGCAGTTCCATAACCAGTTGTTGAATATGGATCGAAATACTTTGTAACGGCAGGTGAAGCTTCATGATAAACTTTCTTGATTTCTATAGATTTTCCTGATTCAGAAACGGTTGCCCATAGAGCGTTAAGATCATAATCTTGACTTCCACTTACAACATCTACACTACCTTTTTTCCAATCAATAAAACCTCCAACACCAGCTTCAGTTCCATATTGTTGACTTAAAAATACTGTTCTTCCTAGTGTAGGAGTAATTTTCTTACCTGTTAATTTAGAGCCAGTGGATTGACCCTGAAGGTGTAGCATATTATCTCTGATATTAAACTGATTTACCTGAGCAGAATACTCAGTAACAGCTTCTTCAAAACATGCATAAAATGATCCAGATTGTAGCTCAACATCTACTATAGGATATCCAAGGCGTCTTGCAGCCCAATCAGCAAATTGATCTGCTGATGACGTAAATGCATTTTCTGTATCGTAAAAACCATACGGTGTATTACCAGCAGAAAATGAACTGCTACCTTGCCAAATTGGTACAGCCATACTTTTATCTCCAGTTGAAAACGTTTTCAACAATAAATATGAGAAAATGAAAGTTGTATAACATAAAAAAAGGGCCCCAAAGCAGGGGCCCTTTTATTTTTGCGTAGTTTTGTTTAAATTACTTAAACAAGACCTGAATCAGCAACGTTAACTAAGCCGTAGAATTCTGGTCGAATCATCTTCTTAGCATAACGTGTCATCACACCACGTCTTGGTGTAAAGTTGGTTGGATCGTAAACAACAGGTGTTAAGATCAACGGAACGTAAGGTGCATAAACAGCTCCTGTTTCTAGGAACTGAGCTCCTCTAAATCCACATAGGATTTGATCGTCCTGTAAATAAGGATTCTTAAACACGTTGAAACGATTTGCTAAGTTACCAATCTTCTGAACGCCCATAGCGTAGTTCTTAGTAACATCAGCATCAGAATCAGTAGCAAATCCTGGGATAGACTCAAGAATAGTTGCAACTTCTGGACTTACGACCATAAAGTTAGCACCACCTCTTAAGGTTTTCTTATGGATTGCATTTGATACTGCTTGTATTTTGTTTCCAAGAGTTTGGAACCACTCATTCTTAGTGTATGCATTAGATGCAGCACTGATGGCTTCAAACGCGGAACCATTCCAATCAAATCCAACTTTAGCAGACCAATACTCGGTTTTTGCAGAAGCGTTGATTTTTAACATGTCAATGATCTCAAGATCGATTTCCATTGTTACATACTCAGAAAGAAGAGCAGTTAATTCAGCTTCAGCGTCAACAGCGTGATAAGCATTAAGGTCTTGAGCAAGCTCAGGAGTCCAAATTGCTTTTAACTTACGAGTTTTAGCAGTGATTGGAATTGACTTCATCTGGATATCAACTTCAGGTATACCTGCATTAGCTTCTTCAGGATTAGATCCTTCAGCAGCTGGAGTGACTTCAAAGTCACCTCTTGTTGTATCAGATGGAGCAACGTGATACATTACGTTGACTGTTTCAGTTTCTTTAACAGAACCAGAAATAATCATACTAACAGTAGTACCACTTATAGATGCGAAAGCAGGGTATTGTGCAATGACTTTACCTGCAGCAGAACCAGAAATGGCCCATGCTTTGATACCATCTACGTCTGAACCTGCAGGTCTAGTAAATGAAATCTTTTTCAAATTACCAGCTGCTGCAGAAGCAGATAGATTAGCATCGAAACGAACATCAGCAACAGAAGCTGTAGCACCCGCAGATACTGTAGCATTTGCAGCTTGATCGTTTATTGAGTAACCCCATTTACCAGCGCCATAAAGACCGCCACTAGGGTCGCCTGAACTTGATGTATCACCATAAAGATCAGAATCTTTTGCATGAAGTTTACCTGCAGACTGAGTTGATCCATACTTGAAATCAAGATAGAAAATCAGACCACTTGGTAAATTCATAGGTTGAACAGAAACAAATTCCTGTGCAGAAAGTTCAGCAAATATTCTACGAACTAGAGGTAGTGCAACACCACTCCATTGTTCTTGATTAGCTGAAGTTCCAACTTGTGAAGCTTCGTCGATTAACTGTTTTGCTTGGTTTTCCAAGAGAACAGCCATACCGGCAGTTTCACTCTCGTTACTAATTCCTTCTAAAAGGCCAGTCGGTTCCCACTTAGAAACCAATTTACGAGAGGAAGCTAGAAGCTCATTATGAGGATTGTATCCGCCCATTACGTCTTTCAATTGATCGTTATAAGACATTATATTCTCCTAATTAAATAATGTTAGCTAATTTCTTCATACGGCTTTTGAAGTCCGTACTTTCACCGATGATTGGCTTCTTTGACTTTGTTGAAGCAACAGGCTTTGAAGCTTGACTTTTTCTACGAGCGGATTCGTTAACAGACTTACGTTTAATTGATTCTGCAAAAGTAGAGTAAACAAGTTTGACTTCACGTACATTAGCAGCTCTGTCAAATTGCTCGATTACTTTAATCTTTTGCTCTTCAGATACGTTTCTGCTTCTGAATAGCTTGTTAGTGTAAAGAAGTTTTGCATTAAGAAGGTTGACTTCAGAAAGCTTATCTTTCAAGTAAAGAACAGTTTGCTTGTACTCTTCGAGTTCAGTAGCAGGTACCATTGCTTCTTCTTGTTTTTCTTCGTCTTCGTCTTCCATTCCTTCTTCTTCTGAAAGTGCTTTGATGATTTCATCGAGGTCAACGTCTTCATCTTCCATGTCTTCGTCTTCCATCTCTTCTTTCATCTCTTCATCTTCATCATCCATGTGCTCACCTTCATGATGCATTTCGTCTTCCATTCCTTCTTCGTCTTCATCAGCCATTTCAGCTTCTAATTGACGTAGAACTTCTGCAAGATCTTCATCTTCGTCATCCATGTGCTCGCCTTCGTCGACTTTATCTTCGTCTTCATCTTCCATGGCTTCATCGACTTTATCTTCGTCTTCATCTTCCATGGCTTCTTTGACTTCATCTTCATCTTCGTCGTCGTATGCTTCACCGAGTGCTTGATCAGGTGCTTTTTCTAGATTTTCATCTTCGCTACCTTCTTCTTCTTCACTTCCTTCTGACTCAGGTCCTTGACCTACACCAGAAGAGTCACCAGCTTCGCCAGGTTCTTTATTATCACTAGCTCCGATTCCAGAAGAAACGTCATTTTCGTCAACTTTTTCTTCTTCATCTTCACCGTGATAACCTTCATCGGCTTTTTCCTCATCCTCTGCTTCCATTCCTTCTTCTTCAGATTGAAGCTTTTTAGAAAGCATTGATTTCAGATGTGGGGTGAATGCCTCTTCAAGGACTAATTTTGCATTTGCTAATGCAGTTTCGCGCACGGCTTTTGCGTCAGCAATTGCTTCTTTTAAAATGTCTTCCATTTTATTACTCCTATTAGAGAGTTATATAGTTATTTGGAACTATAATCAGATTCGATTATTCAGGAACACCTAATATATAGGTGCATTAGATTTTGGTATAAATATGATATAACTTTACTAAAGTTCAGCTTTTTTCGAACGTATTTGTGCACGCAGCCTAGCTTTAGCTTTTTTATCTCTTTTTATAGCTGATGGTTTTACATAAAATTGACGCTGCTGTAGTTCGTGTAATATTCCAGAGTCTTTTACTTTTTTCTTAAATTTTCTTAATGCAAATTCGTATTTGTTCTTTGTAACCTTAACGTATATGGACATGTAGCCTCCTACCTTTATTTATAATATTTTTTAAGTACTTTTCCTGCTGCCATTATATCAAATGAACCTTGTTTTTTTGTACCAGCTTTAACTGCATCATAAAATGCATGTTTTAGACCTGGAGCGCCAAAACCTGATAAGTTTTTAGTAATAAGTGATTCAGCTTTGTCAATAGACCATAATATGTCTTGTAATTGTCTTTCGATTTTTTTAGCAGCCTTTGCATCGTCATCAGCAGGTCCTTCTTGTATAGGTTTAAACGCTGTAGCTGGATGATGCTTTGAAATATGTCCTTTTTGGTCTTTAAGTAAATCATCTATTCTATTTTGCCAGTTTTCAACTAAGCTTACTGATTCAGCTTTTCTTTGTTTGTTTTGATCTGCACCGAATACACTACCGGCAGTTGATACTCCAATACCGTAACGTGCTTTTTCACCGTCTTCATATACATTACCTTCTGCATCAACACCCATCATCATTCCATCATCTGTGTCTTTCCATACAATAATAGTTTCACCATTATCTGCTTTCATTTTACCTTGCAATTCTAATCTATCTGGTACATCTTCGTAATCATCACCACCGATTGCTTGCTGCATTCCCTGTTGCATTCTGTTTACATCTTTATCATCTTCAACAGGTTCAAATTCTTGATTATCACGAGCAGCTTGTTCTGCGCCTTGTTCTTCAGAAAAATCTTTTATAGCTTGTTTTAAATCGCCAATAGTCATTGGTGAATCTGGGTCTATTTCTGCAACAGTAGCATCATCAAATTTTGAAGAAACTAACTCTACATCATCCCAGTATACATCATCACCACCTAAAATATCTGCTATTTCAGGATCTTTCATTAATATATCTTTGATTTCATCTCTATCTATTTCTAAACCATTTGGACCGCCAATTTGTCTATCATCATCATTAGAAGATTGAGCTTTAGGTTCATCAGCAGGTTCATCAAAAATATTTACAGAAGGCTTTTCAGCGTCACCTGAACCAGAATCATCTGAATCTACTGGTACAAACTTATCACCTTGTTTGTTATATTTTTTAGCATTTGGATCGTCTTTATCTTTTTCACTGTCAACATATATTCCGCCGCCAATATGAAATTTATTATCATCAGCTTCAGCTAAACCTTGTTCAATAAGCCACTTTTTCTTTGTATTTTTGAAAAATCCTTCGTTTATCACTTGTCTACTCCTAGTTTTTTAGCGGCTGCCGCATTAAACGAATATAGTGATACTTTATTTGCACCAGAACCGATTGCTAAACCTTTACCCCATTGGTATGCACCAAACATGTATACTTTAGTTACCTTTCCAGTATTTCTATTGACTTCTGCAGCTTTAAAATAATAATATTCGCCGTATTCTAAATCTTTTACTTTTTTATTTGCTCCAAACCATTGATATTTCTTATCGTTATATTTGCCTGAACCTAAAAAGATTACTGGAAATCTGTCCATTGAGTAATTGAAATGATGTGACGTATTTCTTTCACGCATTATGTAAATTTCATTCTTTTTTAATGATGTTGGGCGTACAACTTTACCTGTTAATTCAACTGCAGCTTCCCATTGTTCATCTTTATCACCATCACCTATAAGCTCGGAAGCTTTTGTTAAACTATAACTGGCTTCATCTAACTTATTTTTATAGCTTTCGTTTAATTCTTTTATTTCAAAATAACGATTGTAAATATTACCCATATCTTCATATAAAGCGGACATTCTATCTTGTAATGCTTGTGCTTCTGAAGCAAGTTTATTGAAATTTTGTGCATGTTTGTTTAATTCAGACATATTTCTTTTTACAGTAACTGCATCAAACCAATCTTGCGTTTCATCTACAACATGTTTTTGTGCAGCTTTTGCCATTTCAACAAATTTTTGTCCAACTTCAGAAATACTACGATTACCATAAATCTCTTTACCAAAATTGCTAAATTCATTTACAGATGAAATAAGTTCATCTCTTTCCATTACAGAAGCTTTATTTTGATTAAGTATTTCTTTTGCAACTTTAACTAAACTTGCAGGATTTTTATCTTTAAATGGACTACCAACTGCTTCAGGAAAAACAATTCCACCTATAGATTCATTTAATATTTCTTTTAAATTAGTTTTCTTCTTTGACATATTAATTCCCCAATAAGATATTTGTAATATCTCTTTCTACGGTTGCCCATTTATTTATATTATGATTTTTTGATTCATTCACAGGATGTAAAAATGCTCCATGTGTAGAAGGATTTGAAACAAAATCAAAAGCAATAAGTTCAAAATCACTTTGGACTTGATCACCTGCAGCTTCTTGCTTTATGGATCCTAATCCTCTAGAACTTATACCCAATTTAATTCCACTTTTAAATAATTCTTTTAAAATATTACCAGCTGGAGTTGATAGTACTTCTACTGTTCCAACTAAATCGTTATTTGCCCAATGCATTTCCAATACATTATGAGAAACGTTTTGCAAATTAACAACAGAAGAATCAGGATGGTCTAACTCGCCCATTGCTCTTCTTTCTTTTATAAATTCTGAAGTATATTTTTTAGCTTCACGAACTAATATTTCTTTAGGATAAACTCTTCCATTCTGATTTCGTGATTCAGCTCTTTGTAAAACCCCTTTTACAACAAGTCTGCCATTATTTTTTGACATTGACTCATTGATTTTTTCTGGTGTGACATCAAACGGTATTGTGTCTATAATTAGTGATTTATCCATTATACTAGATCCTTAATTTTTGTTGATAGTCTCATAAGTTTTTCAGAGATTTTGTTTAAAGCTCCTTTTGTTCTCTTATAATACTGGTCTGATTTAAATCTTGTTTCGTTTTTAAGCTTAACGTTATGTTTTACAATTTTTTCGATTTCTGTAATCTTATTGCGTATTTCTGACATAGACTTTGCAATTTTTTGTTTTGTTGAAAGCGTGTCGTCTTTTTTCCACTGGTAATAGTTTTCTTTTACAACAGACATGCCCTTAGAAAGTTTTAAATCGTCTTCATCTTTATCTTTATCCTTTGGATCTCTAAACGCATAAGGAGTTTTAGGTGGTCCAGCTCCTCCATCAATTCCACCGGTGACACTCATTTCTTTAAGTTCTTGTTGTATTATTGTGCGGATTAATTCTTTAAGCTTTTTTGATTGCATGTTTCACATCCTCTAAAAGCTGATGAAACCTCATTAACTTAAGAATTTCTTTAGTATAAGATTTACTGGACGGTTTAGCTTCGGTTATGATTGACATGCATTCTCTAAGTTTTATTTTGACCACTTTATTATCTACTTGTGGTAAAATAGTTTTTAGTTCTTTTAAAACACCATTAAAACTAGATGTCAAATATTCCTTTAGTCCATTTGTATTACTAATGTTATTAATGTATTCTCTTAAAACGTCTTTTTGACTACCAAGCAAAGTATCATACTTTTTGTTGAAACGTTCTACTAATACTTTATAAGCTAAAATTCGTAAATCTTTGTTTTCTTTTCTTAATGTTTCAACTATACTTGACTCTTTTGTTTTAGTTTCGTTTGTCATGTGCTCAACAAGAGTTGATTTTGACTTTGTATATGCGACAGGATTATCTAAATTTTCAGTTAAAACATTGTGTATTGAAGCAAGTAATCTATAATTTGCTACTTTGGATTTTAAAAAATCATTTAGTTCAAAATTTTCTTTAATCTGCTTAATAAGTTCATATTTTTCCTTATTAAGAGATTTTGTATTGACAATTTTATTATACGCACGAATAGTATTTTCAATTAAATCTTTTGCTTGATCCTTAGATTTAACCTTTGTTTCGATAAGAACATTAAAGAATTTATTTTCCTTAAAAAGTTCTGACTTCTTATTAAAAGAAGTTTTCAAAATCTTTTCGGCGATAGCAGATTTTTGATTGTTTAATATGTCTGCCGTTATTTGTCTTACCAATAACTCAAATAGCAGCCCGGTGTTTCTGTATTTTGAATGTTTCATCAAAAGTATTCCTTTAGCTAAAGTAGTTCATTTATAAATATTACAGTAACTGATAATTTACTTGTTTTCTTTGAGAGACTCGTCCATCTCATCAATTTCTTTTATCAGTTTTGCACTTTTATTGAAATGTTTATCCATCAAATCAACATGTGCAAGCGCAAGCGGACTAGCTTTTCTGTAATTATGTCTTGTTGGTGATGGATCTCTTTCTTGTGAATGTGTATAATCATATTTCCCAAGTACATCTTTTACATTGTAGGTATCTCTATTCATTTTATCTCGTTTCTGCTTTTCATTGTCTTCATCTTCTTCATGCTTACGAGGACTAGATTGAGGTTCTACTTGTGGATCTGGCTTTGCAGGATCATTTCCTTCATTTTCAATGGAAGAAAGTCTAAAAATTTGTTTTTTATCGTCAACAATTTCATTTTCTAAACTCTTGACTTCTTCACCAGAAAAATTAAAAATATTATCATAAACCCATTTTTTAGAAACTAAAGAAGAGTCTTGTAAATCTCTTGCAATTCGTTGTTTTGAATCCCATAATTCTAATCTTTCTTGTTCATATATTGTAGAAGGATTTGTTAATTCTAATTCAAAATCAACAAGAGCAGCATCAGTATATCCTTGCGAATATAAATGGGCAACTGCAATTTTTGTTAATTCACTTATTGTAATTCTTTGAATACGTTCAATTGTTCTTGCAAAACGAACATCTTCTGCAGCTAATGTTGCTTTAGATCCAACTTGTTCTTCATATCCTAAAAAGGCTTTAGGTATTTTTAATGAAGCTAACATTTTATTTCGCAAATATTCAATATCTTCAACAGCCTCATAAGTCAATCCTGGAAGAGCTTCTATTTGTGTTCCGCTATCTCCACCGCGAACTGGAAGATAAAAGTCTTCAGTTAAGTTTTGCATGTTATATTTTAAATTGTATTCTCCAGTTTTATCGTCAATCACAGGCGCTTTTTTCATTTTGTCAATAATACGTTTCATGTATGTATCAACTTCATTTGGAGGTAAATTACCTATATCAACTTTAAAAATTCTTTTTTCAGGAGCTCTCATAATTCTATGGATTAACATTGCATCTTCCATAAGACTTAATTGTTTCCATGTTCTTCTACCACCTTCTACCATTGACTTACCATAAGGTGCATAATTAGAATCTGACAATAATCTAAAGTGTGCTACTTCAAAATTTTGATATTCTGTTCTATTAGAATTAGATGGAGCATTTCTAGGATCTGTAGCATCTAATATAAATTTGGTTTCTTGTGGATTGTCAGGATTAAACCCTTCGACCCTTGAAACGTCATACGCAGATAACGGCATTACATTTGTAACTCCATAATCTTCAGTAATTTCTAAATGAAGAAAGAAATCTCCATACTTACACATGTTACGAATCCATGGCCATAAGTTAAATTCAACATTTAATATATCAAAAAATAAATTATGCAGTATTTCTTTTATTTGATTATTATTAGAATGTATTTCTAAAACGTTTCCATATTCCGATTTCATTGTTGATTCGTCCGCATAAACGTCTAATGCGGAAGATATAATTGAATCGTCGTCCATAGCTTCATAATCTCTAAACAGTGCAAGTCTTTGTGCTTTAGCCAATTCGCCTGAATAGCCCATCATACCACCACCGGCATAATTCGTTGCAAACAGTTTAGTATATCTGTCTGTTAGTGATTTTGACCCTTGTTGTATTTCATCGGTGTCAATTACACGTAATTTTTTACCGCCTATATTTCTTACTATAACATTAGTTGAAAATAAGCGTGTTATTCTATCTAAAAATGTATCTTGTTTTGCCATATTATATTAACCAGGTTAGTGATTCCTTATTTTTACCAACATGTTGTTTCCAGCCGTAATCATTCTCATCTTCAACTGTATAAACTCCAGAACTGGAATCCATTTTGTTCATTGCTTGTTTTGTCATATTTATACCTTCTTCCAAAAGTCTAAGAGCAGTTTCTCTTATCCAAATACCAATTGCAAGACTCATCACTAAATCGTCATTATAGCCTTTTAAAGCTTCTGCTTTACCATTGTTGTATATAAATACATAAAGTTCGTCAATAGTTCGTATAGAGTTTATCTTTATTTCTTTTTCTCTTACAAATTGTGAAAGTTTTTCAATAATCAAAGGTCTACTTTTCATTGACGTAGTAAATCCCGGGACCATCATTTTATTTTCACCTCGGTATTTGTTTGTATATTGTGTTTTAGAATCAGTATACTTTAAATCTTTTTTCATCCAAAATAGGTTTCTGTATTCTCTATCTAATAACACTTGTAAAACGGCCCATCCAATGTTATTATTTTCCACAACAAGTAATGCATCATTATATTCAGTACCTACGGACATTAAAATATTTGCATAACGTGTAGTATCAACTTTTCCTTTGTATTCGGCTACTTGTTCCATAGAATCTATGTCCATAACATGAAATGCAGAATAATCACTACCATCTCCACGAGCAACGTCAGCAGATATTAAATAACGTTTACTATTATCAGGATGCTTCCATATCCACATATTATCTTCATATCGTTTATCTATTTCGGCAGTTTGAAAATTATCTTGATATTCCTTTAAAATTGGTCCTGGAATTACTGTATTACCTGAACTAATAAAATCGCAGTCACATTCTTGAGCGGCCATGTCTGGACCTAATAATTTATCTTGCTTGTTTCGCCATTCTTGTCCTCTACTAGGATGTACAGTCCAGTGTAGTTTTATAAAGTTAAAAGCGTTTGTACCTTCTTCTGCACCAACCCATGTTTGATGAAACCAATTTCCCATTCCATTAGGTGTGGACAGAGCAATACACTTTCCTCCAGTTGCCAACGTTTGCTGTGCTGCTGCCCATATTTCATCAATATTTCTTATAAATGCAGCCTCATCAATTATTAAAAGAGATAGTGCTTCAGATCGACCTGCTTCACCTGTAGACGATATTGCTTTTATTTGTGAACCGTTTTTATATCGCAACGATAGTTTATTATCTTCAACACAGCCTTGTTTTAGCCAGTTTGGTAATTCCTTATGCATAACTCTAACTTTAGTTACAAGATTTTTTGCAACTTCTTGTTTAGTAGCAATCACCAATATGTTTTTATCTGCGTGGAAATTCATCAGCCATAGAGAATAACCTGCAGACAATGTAGATATACCTAACTGTCTAGCTTTTAATATCACATTATAATCATGTTGATTAAAATCAGTAAGAGTTTTTTCCTGAAAAGGATAAAGATCAAATTTTATTTTTCCTCTAACAGGATGCTGAATGCAGCAATATTCTCTCATAAAGTATACTGGATCTAAAGCACACTTTACGTATTCTGTTTTTATTGCATCTTTTATTTGTGCACTACTTTTCATTCAAATCTTCCAATATTGAATCAACTTCTTTTAGTGTAGCATCGAGTTGTTCTAATGCTTCATTTGCTTCATCTATTAATGACTGTGGTCTTTCATATTTTTCAACGTGAACAAATCCTGTATCTATATTAACAGGTTCAACGACTTCCATATCGCCCATATCCAACCAATTTTTTATATCTGCTTTTTGTTCTAGTATTGCAGATTTTCTATTTTGGAAAAATCGTTTTTTCTCATAAGATTCAAATGTTCCATTTACTCTCATTTCATGTTCTTCTTGTATTTGACATTCAAAACAATGATTGAATAACATCCACATTTTCCTGTCTAATCTTTTTTTCATTATACTGTCACACTTAGGACAAAACCATGGCATTCTTGCTTTTGCCATTATGTCTGTAAGTGGACTTTTTATATCGCCGTGTTTTTGTTTTTTACCTTCATAGCCGACCATTACCTTTTTTTCGGTATCTTTACCGCTAATAATATTTAATAAAGCTTTATCTTCACTATTCATAACTTACCTCGAAAATTTTTCTAATCCTAAGATTTGGTTGATTGGTGCAAAAAATCCTGTAAACTTATAAACTTTGCCGTTATACTTAAAAACTAATCCTTCAGTAGGTGCAGCTTTTGATATATCAGGCATTGCTTTTAATTTTTGTAATTGAGCTTTTAATTTTCCAAGGTTTGAAAAATCTTTTTTAGCTAAAAGTGCTTTTGAAGCTTTATCTAAATCACTGCGTAATTTTTGTGCAGTCTTGTCTGGATTGGCACTTAAAAAATTACTAGCGTTTGCTAATATTTCTGCACCAACTCCAAAAAATATTTCTTCAAAAGGTTTCATATTATTTTTAAGCATTTTAGCATGATCTAATTTTTCTGTTGCTCTTACCCACTCAACAAATTTTGGATGATCATTTTTCAATTTATTTATTTCTGTCATTTTATACGACTTATCCGAAAATGCCCAGCGCTTCATAAGAGGGTATAATACGTTATCAGGAATATTTGAATAATCTGATGAATTTGCACCGTTTAAAATATATTCTAACCAAAAGTGTTGATGCCATAATGATAGCTCATTACTATCTGTTAATTTATATCGCGATTGAAGTTTTGATAAAGCACCGATATATCGTCCTTTCATTGCAGTATAGTCTTTTACTTTATGCATTGTAATAACATTAGGACCTTTAAATGCGAATTTAGTTTTTATCGCACCATTTACTTTATTGATAATTGCAGCTAATCTTGCACCTCCAGATTTTACTTCACCTGATGGCGTCCATGCTTCATTATATTTTAATATACCATGAAAAACTATAGTAGCAGGACCATCGTAATCTATTACATTTAAATTTTCTGGATAAATTATTTCTATATTTGCCCAGTTTTTACCGTTATTAAAAAGTGCTTCTTGATCTTTTTTAGACATTCTTTCAACAGAACTAGCAATATCTTGCATAGAGAATACGAATGCGTTCTTAACACTAGGAATATGATTTTTAAATTTAGCTTTTACACCTCTTAAACTCATTCCTCCACGTTTTAAATCACCTTTATTTCTTGCAGCTACAGCTTTACCGTTAATTGCAGAAATCATTATATTCTGTCCGTCTAGTTTTTCTGTGACGGCTTCTTCTTTGTCTAATTTACCCTGTAACCCTAAGTCTATTATATCCTTCAGTTCTCCAAAGGTTAATCCATAATCATCAAACGGGTGTGCCATGTGACCATAGGCTCCTCCCATAAGTAATAACTCCTTTTGTTCTTTTAATTTATTTTTGTTTATGTAAGCTCTATAAATGGCTGCTGCACCTTTTTTACCCATTTCCTTTGCTCTTTGTTCCATTGCAACGGCAGCCTGTATTTTATGTGCATGAGGTTTACCACTACTTTTTATTTTGTTAACAGAAGCTTGTGCATCTTTTACTGTTGCGAATTTTAATCCTTTTATAGTATTTTTAGGATTTGCATCTGTGTATAAATCAGATTCCCTTATGCTGCGATTTAATTTTTGATGGATGCGTTTCATTTTCTTTCTTTGCGCTAAACTTGTTGGCATCCAATCTTTTCCAAATGTATAATTTTCTTGCATAAATGATGAAGCAAACTTCTCAAACGTCTTATCATCAAAATATCCAAATAATTTTTTAAAGAATTTTTTCTTTTGTTCAGTCTCAAACTTTTTTGAACCTAAAAGCTTTCTCATTGTAGTTCCGCTTATTTCAAG